CCCAAGGACGAGCCGCCGCCCAAGGACGACCGGACCGAGCTCGTCGCCTCCTTGGAGGCGGCCCGCAAGGAGGCGAGGGACGCGCAGAGCAAGCTGACCAAGCTCGAACGTGAGCGGATGACCGACCACGAGAAGGCCATCGAGGAAGCCCGCGAGGCGGGCCGGGTCGAAGCCGTGCGCAAGTCGGGTCTGCGTCTGGCGGCGTCGGAGTTCCGTGCAGCCGCCGCGGGCAAGCTTGCCGATCCCGCCGCCGCTCTCGAGGTCCTCGACCTGTCGCGCTTCGTCGGCGAGGACGGCGAGCCCGACACCAAGGCCATCGCCGCCATCGTGGACAAGCTGGCGGCCGCCCTGCCGAATCCGCCGCCCCCGAACGGGCGTGTTCCCCCTGGTCCGCGCGGTCAGGCCGAGAACGGGCGCGAGGACGGTTGGCTGCGCGACTCCATCGGGCGGTAGTACCCTCCGCGGTGATGCCTCCCGGACCGTGAGGTCTCGGTGGCAGCCGGTAGCCGAATCCGGGCTCAGAGGTGGGATACCGAAGGCCCCGGGCGTGCAGCGGGACGCGGCGCTCGGAGGTCGGCAGCAAAGCGGCAGTCGTTGCTGACTGACCGCGCAAGGAGCTGCCCCCGATGGCCAACCCCATTGATGCCTCAGGCGTCATTCCCCACGAGTACTCCCGCCAGATCATCCAGGGGGTGCAACAGCAGTCGGCCGCTCTCGCCCTCGGCACCCGCATGCCGATGGGCTCGGGGATCGCTGAGATTCCCGTGGCCGGGGCGTTCCCCGTCGCCAGCTTCGTGTCCGTCGGCGGCCGCAAGCCGTTCACCGACTTCCAGCTCTCGGCGCAGACCATGAAGGCCGAAGAGATCGCGGCCGTCATCTCGATCCCGCAGGCCTACCTCGACGACGCCTACGTGGACCTGTGGGGCTACGCCCGCCCGTTGCTGGCGCAGGCCATAGCGGTGGCCCTCGACAACGCCGTCGTTTGGGGTGTGGGCGCGCCCGCCTCCTACCCGGTGGGCGGCATCGTCGCCGCGGCCTACTCGCAGACCGTCGCCACGCCGGCCACCCCGCCCAACGACGCCGTGGCCGTCATCAACCTGGCCATGGGCGCCGTCGAGATGCAGGGCTTGCCCGTTACCGGCTCAGCCGCCGACACCGCCGACAAGGCCGTCCTGCGAGGCGTGCGCGACGTGAACCAGTCGCTTCTGCTCGGACCCGGCCAGGTGGAGTCTCCCGCCATCCAGGAGCTCTACGGCGCCCCCATCATCTTCAGCCTGACCGCCCCCATCGCCCAGGACTTCATCACGGGCGACTGGCGTGCCCTGCTCATGGGCGTGCGCGACGACATCACCTACGACACCAGCCTCGACGGCATCATCGCCGACGGCACCGGCAAGGTCCTCGTCTCGGCCTTCCAGGACGACCAGGTGCTCATGCGCGTGCACGCCCGCTTCGGGTGCGTGATCGCCAAGCCGGTCACCCCCCGGGCGCCAGCCGGCGCCAAGCCGTTCGCCATCGCGAACCTCGTGTCCACCAACCCGTCGCTCATGGAGAACCTGCCGCAGCCCGAGCCCGCCCCCGAGGCCGAAGCCGGGGCAGCTCCCGAGCCCGCCCCCAGCGGCGGTGCGGCTGGACCGCGCAAGGGTCGGTCCGAGGGCTGAATCGTGAGCATCCCGGCCGAGCAGGCGAGTGGGGCCACGGGGTGGGAGCCGTGGGCGCCTCCCCTCAACCCGCCTGACCCGGCCGGGGTGCCAATCGACGTGGTCCAAGGGATCGCCGACACCTACTGGGACGACTTCCCCAACATCTGCATGGCCACGATGTGGCAGTACTACGCGCTCATGCTGTCCCCGACCAACGGGCCGACCGAGGTGGCCACGGGGGTCCAGCGGGTGCGGTACGCCCCGCCCGGCAAGAGCCCGTTCGAGCTCGCGATGGAACGGTCGCAGTGGTACCTCGACGCCGAGTTCGGCTCGCTGAAGTCGATCCCGCTGGTGTCCAACGTGGCCGCCATCGCGGATCAGTACCTCGACCCGCTGCGCGACATGTGGTGGCGGATCGACCCGTGAGCGTCCTGCTTCCCACCGACGACGTGGCCCTGTTCGCCGCTGGCGTCCCCGACGCCCACGGATGGGTCGGCGCAGGGGACGACAACGCGGCGGCGCCCATGTGGTCAGGACGGGGCGCTCTGCAGCTCAGCGCCGGCATCACCGCCCCCGGCGCATCCCAGGGCGGCGGCGCCGGTCCGTTCGCCCCGGCCATGACACCCCTCGGCAGCGTGTTCCTCCCGCCCGACGCCCCCGTCGCCGACGGCATGGTGCTCACTGCACGGGGACGGCGCTACGTCCTGAGCTCCACCCACCTGGTGGTCGATCCCATCGGCGCCGGCAACGACTGCATGGTGGCGTCGGTCAGCGAGCTCGAGGTCGAGGAAGGCCTCGTCGCCCCGTGAGCTCGTCCACCTTCACCGTCACCGACGTCCAGGCCCTCTACGACGCCGTGGACCCCCTGGCGCGCGACGTGGCCGTCCTGCTGGCCTCGAACACGGCGGCGGACACGCCACGCGACACCGGCAGGCTGGCGGCGGGCTGGCACGTGGTGGATCGCCCCAAGGGGCGCTTCGTCGTGACCAACGACGTTCCCTATGCGCGCTTCGTGGAGTACGGCACCAAGGACGTGCGGCCGGTGGCGATGCTCGGTCGCGCCACCGCCCAAGCCAGGGCTCGGTATGGCGCCCGCTGATCCCGCCATCGACTTCGTTCGCCCCGACGTGGAAGCGCTCGTGTGGGAGACCGTCAAGGACCTGCGCTCCATGACCACATGGGGCTACACCGCGGTCGCTCTCCCGGCCCCGGTCGGGTGGCTCGTCGCCACCTCGATCCAAGCGGACGCTCGGGGTTCGACCAAGAAGGCCGCCTACGACCGCGCCTGCGCGGCCCGTCAGCGGCTGCTCGCACTCCCGTGGGCCGACTGGCCCGAGGGAGTGGTTACCGGCGTGGACATCATCGAGGACGCGTGGTGGAACCCCGACCTCGACGGTGCGCCCCGCTATACCGCCCGGTACGAGGTGCGCGCGCATCCACGGCCGGCTTCGAGAAAGGCAATCAGCGCATGACCGTGCTCGATCCGTCCACCGTCGTCGTCGGGACCGCCAGCGGCCCCGGCCAGTGGATCGCCCCCGAGAAGACCGCCCCGCCCGCCGCCCTCGGCGCCTTCGTGGCCCCGTGGGTGTCGCTCGGCTACGCCAGCGACGACGGCGTGACCGTGGGCGGTGATACGTCCACCCAGGACATCACCCCGTGGCAGTCCAAGACGCCGATCCGCACGCTCGTCACGGCCCGCACCCGCACCCTGCAGTTTGTGCTGTGGGAGCTCAACGAGACGACCCTCGGCCTGTACTTCGACATGGTGATCCCCGCCCCTGTGGCCGGGGTCATCGACGCCGACATTCGCAGCGACAGCGCGCAGCTCATCCACGCCGTGGCTGTGGACGTGGTGGACGGCGACAACCACTTCCGGCTCACCTACCCGCGGGCGTCCCTCTCGACCACGGGCGACATGGCCATCACCAAGAGCGCAGTGATCCCGTTGGACGTGACCCTCTCGGCGCTCGACGACGCGGGCGTGCTCGCCAAGTTGGAGTTCGACAACGGCAGCGGCAGCCTCACGACCGCCACCATCCGCTCCGACGCGGCATGACGGGCAACGGGCACCAGCCCGTCGCCTTCGACCTCGACGCGGCACGAGCTGCACGGGCCGAGGCGACACGCGAGACGTTCCCGTTCGTGTTCGGCGGCGACCGCTACGAGGTCAAGCCGACCGACGAGTGGTCGCTCGACACTGCCGCGCTGCTGAGCGAGGGCGACGTGGCAGCGGCGGTGCCGCTCCTGCTCGAAGGCGGGGACGAGGCGTTCGCCAAGCTCCGCGCCAACGGCGCCAATCTCGGAGACCTCCGGGTGCTGTTCGAGGAAGTCGGCCGATGGGCCGGGGTGGGCGGCCTCCCAAACTCGTCGCCGCCGCAGCCGCCCGCTTCGATCCCGACGTAGAGGCGGCCATGCTTGCCACCTTCGGGGTCGATGTGCTCGACCCTCGGGTGACGCTGCGCCGGGTGTGGTCCCTGGCGCAACGATTGCCTCCGGGGTCGTGGCCCGACCAGTCCAAGCCGATGGCGTGGAGCGTCGAGGCGCAGCTCCTTGGCGGGCTCATCGACGCGGTGACGTGGCTCACCTTTGTCACCGTCAAGGCGGCGGGCGGCCAGGCGTCCAAGCCCAAGCCGTTCCGTCGCCCCTGGGACGTGGCGCCGCCGTCCTCGAGGCGAACCCCGTGGGGTGAGCTCGCCGCCGCCGTGGCCGGCCAGGGCGGGGTGGTGGTGACCGATGAGTAGCGGCGTCTACGGCGCCCTCATGGTGGCGGTGGCGGCCGACACCGCCGCCTTGGAGAAGCAGATCGCCCGCGTCGCCACCCAGGCGGGCGACGCGGCGGGGACCGAGCTCGGCAGCCAGATCGGGAGCTCGCTCTCCAAGGCGGCGGGCGCCATCGGTTCGGGCGTGGCCCAGGTCGGCAAGGTCGTGGCCACCGGCCTCGGTGTCGCCACCCTGGCGGCGTCGGCGTTCGGGGTCGAGTCGTTCAAGACGGCCGCCCGGGTGGGCGAGATGAACGCCACCCTCAAAGCGCTCGCCAAGGGCAACGACGACGTGTACTCGAAGATGCAGGCCACCGTGGGAGCGATCCGCGCCCAGGGCATCGAGGCGGCGGTCGCCCAGACCGAGGTGGCCCAGTTCACCCGCTTGCAGCTCGACATGAGCAAGGCCACCGACCTCGCCCGGGTGGCGCAGAACGCGGCGGTCATCTCGGGCAAGAACTCGACCGACACCCTCAACGACCTGATCCACGGCATCGTCACCGCCAACTCGCGGGTGCTGCGCAACGCCGGCATCAACGTCGAGGCGGGCCAGGCCGTCAAGCAGTACGCCGACAGCCTCGGGGTGGCCGCCGACTCCCTCGATTCGAGCCAACGATCCCAGGCGGTCCTCAACGCCGTGCTGGCGGCGGGCATCCCCATCTCGGGGGCGTACGCGGCCGCCATGACCGAACCGGGCAAGGTGCTGCGTTCGTTCCCCCGCCTCATCAACGACATCCAGTTGTCGGTGGGTCAGGGCCTCGTCAACGCCTTCGGCCCGCTCATCCTGCGCCTGTACGACGGCACCAAGGCCCTGTCGGGCCTGCTCGTCCCCGGAGGCAAGCTCGCCCCGATCCTCGACGCCATCGGCAAGGCCGCCGCGCAGATTGTGCAGCCCGTCACCGACGTCGTGGTCCACCTCACCGACTGGGTGAAGAACATCAAGCCCGAGGGGATCGCCGGGATCGCGGGCGCCATCGGCAAGTTCGCCCCCGCGCTCGCCGCCCTCGGCACCGGCCTGGCGACCTTCGCGGGCGGCGGGATCATCAACCGAATCCCCGTACTCGGGTCGATGCTCGGCAACCTCGGCGGCCCGTTGGGCGCGGTCGTGGCCGGCGTGGGCGCCCTCGTCGCCACGAGCCCCGACCTGCGCGCCGCCTTCATGGACATCGTGAAGGCGGCCGCCCCGCTGATCCCGCTCATCGTCGATTTCGGCAAGTCGCTGGCCCAACAGCTCATGCCGGTGCTGCACGACCTGGCCCCGATCCTGGCCGACATCAGCAAGCAGATCGTCGGCGCCCTCGGCGACGTGCTGAAGGCCCTCATCCCCCTGGTGCTGGACTTCACCAAGGCCCTGCTCCCGCTGGTGCCCCTGCTCGCCGACGTGGCCAAGATCGCCATCGAGGCCCTCGTGCCGGTGCTGTCGGTGCTGGCCGGTCTCCTGCGCGACAACGCCTCGTGGCTGGGTCCGGTGCTGGTCGGCGTCCTCGGCCTCGTCGGGGCGTTCAAGGCGTTCTCGATCATCAAGTCGGTGGTGTCGGGCGTCCAGAGCCTCATCGCTGTCGTGCGGCTGCTGGGACTGACGATGCTCACCCCGCCCATGGGGATCGTCGTCGTGATCGGCGCGGTGATCGCTGCGCTGGTGATCGCCTACGAGAAGATCGGATGGTTCCACGACGCCGTCGACGCGGTGGGACGGGCCATCGCTACCGCGTTCGGCTACGTGATCGACACCGCCAAGGCCGTGTTCGACTGGGTGATGAACAACTGGCCGCTCCTGCTGGCGGCGTTGGGCGGTCCGCTGGTGCTCGGCATCGCTCTGTTCTTCAAGTTCAAGGACCAGATCCTCGGCTTCCTCAGCGATCTGGGGCACGGGGCCATGGGCCTGCTCGCCAGCTTCGGCTCCGACCTGCTCGGGTTCTTCACGAGCATCCCCGGCCTCATCGTCAAGGGCCTGGCGGCGCTGCCCGCGCTGATCGGTGACATCTTCGCCCTCGCCATCAAGGCGGCCGTGGACATCCTCATCGTGGCCCCGTTGGAGATGCTCGCCCTCGGTATCCGCATCCTGGCCGCCCTCATCCAAGGCCTCCAGGCGGCGTGGAGCGCCGGGGTCGGGTGGGTGCAAGGCATCGGCCCCGCCATCTGGTCGTTCCTGTCGGGCATCCCCGGGGCCCTGTTCGGCCTGGGCCGCAGCATCATCTCCGCCCTCATCGACGGCATGACCGCCGCGTGGAACGCCACCGTGGGATGGATACAAGGCGTCCCCGGCGCCGTGTGGTCGTTCCTGTCGGGCCTGCCGGGCGTGCTGTTCGGGCTCGGCAAGAGCATGATCGAGAACCTCATCAACGGCGCCAAGGCCACGTGGGGCGCGACGGTCGGCTTCATCCAGTCCATACCCGGCTGGATCATGGATGCCCTCCGGGGCCTCAACGACATGCTCTACAACGCCGGCAAGCAGATCATCCAACGGCTGATCGACGGCATCAAGGACGCGGCCGGGAGCGTGGGCAAGGCCATCGGCGACGTGGTCGGCTCGGTCGGCAAGCTGCTGCCGCACAGCCCCGCCAAGGAAGGCCCGCTGTCGGGACGGGGCTGGACCGATCTGGCCCGCAGCGGCACCGCCATCGTCAACCAGTTCGCGAGCGGGATCGCGGCCGGCGCCCCGTCGGTCACCGCGGCCATGGTCGGCGCCACCACCCTCGACTTCGGCGCCATGTCGGGGACCATGGGCAGCTCCGGGGCATTCGGCGCCGCCGCGGCCGGACCCGCGGTGGTGATCGAGAACGCCACTTTCACCGACGAGGCCGACATCGAGACGTTCCTGCGCAAGGCGGCGTGGATCGTCCAGACCCAGAGCCCGAGGATGTGAGCGCCGATGGTGGCCACTAAGCGCGCTGCCTGGCTGACCAAGACCGACGGGTCGGGAAAGCTGCTGCTCGACGACCCCGACTCGGGGTACTTGTGCGTCGAGCTCGACCTTGGCTACCCCGAGGTGCGCGAGGACAAGGACCTGCGCCCCGACGTCCACGGCACCATCGACCTGACCCGTCTGTTCGGCGCCCGAGTCGTGACCGCCCGCCTCGTGGCGTGGGGCGAGGACATGACCCAGGACGACATCGCCGACCTGTTCGCCCCCTTCATGGACGTCACCGGTCGCTACCAGTTGCACGTGACCAAGGACAGTGCCAACGGCGCCGAGCGGGTGCTGACGCTGCGCCCTTCGGCGTGGGTGTCACCGATGGGCGTCCCCGTCACCCGCGAGCTCCACCTGGCGTGGATCGCACCGGATCCGGTCATGCACGACGGCACCGTGCACACCGCCATCGTCTACCCCGGAAGCACGGGCGGCGGGCGGGTGTACCCGCTCGCCTTCAACCGGGTGTACCCGGCCGGGGGTCAGACGACAGCCAAGGCCACCAACAACGGCGACGTGACCGCCTACCCGCTGCTGCGCATCTACGGCCCGGCCTCGAACATCAACCTCCTGGAGGTCCTCGACGCCTCGGGCGTCGTCAGCCGCATCAACTTCGTGGCGACCTACTCGATCCCCGCAGGCAGCTACGTCGAGATAGACACCCTCGCCCGCACCGTGCTGCTCAACGGGGACACGAGCCAGTCGGTGTACGGCCAACTCGCCTACGACCCCGCTGGTCGCTGGCCGACGCTTCCCCCCAAGCAGTCCACCACGTGGTCGATGGCCGCCACCGGGATCAGCAACGCCACCCAGCTCCAAGTGGTGTGGCAGGACGCGTACCTGCTGTGACCGTGTTCGACCTCGAGGCTGGCCTCCGGTCGGGGCTGCACCCCCCGCCCGAGTCGCGCATGTGGCGATTCGCCACGTGCCTGCGGTCGCCCCAAGCGCAACGCGGGCTGATGGTGACAGAGCTCACCGAAGCCAAATCCCGGCGACTGACGGTGCAGCTCGCCGGGCCCGCTACGGCCGAGTTCGTCATCGACGGCCGCTCGGCGCAGTGCGCCTCCATCGTCGAGCTCGCCCAGGACCTCGTGGTCTACCGGTGGGACCCCGTGGACGGCTTCTACCAATGCCTGTTCCGCGGCCCATTCAGTCGCAGCCAGGACACCCTCAGCGAGACCACCCACACCGTCAACTTCGCCGCCGCCGACTACCGCGCCTTCCTGGCGCGGCCGCCCGTGATCGGCAAGACCTACGCCGCCGTCGATCAGGCCAAGATCGTTCAGGACATCGTGATGAACGCCTGGGCGGCCACCATCGGCGGCGCCGGCACCGACCCGGGAATCGTCTGGCACGGGGTCCGCAACCCGGACGGCACCGACGCCGGAACCGACCTCACGGGCGTCGTGCGCGACCGCACCTACCTCGGCTCGGAGAACGAGGCCACGGTCATCGACGACCTGTCCAACGTCATCAACGGTTTCGAGTGGGGCGTCGAGCCTGTCGAGCCCAACGGCCAACCGGTGGGCGGCAACAACCAGGTCGCCCAGGTCAACCTCTACTGGCCCAAGCGCGGTGTGGCAATGCCGTTCGTGGCCGAATACGGCGTCACCGTCGCCAGCCTGTCGCGCAGCATCAACAGCACCGACTTCGCCAACTGGGTGCGCCTCGACGGCACCCCCACCGGAGACGGCCCCACCAAGGCGGCCCTGTACTCCACGGCGACCGGGGATGCCCTCACCAACCCGCAACTCCACCCCGAGGGCCTGTGGCCGACCCTGCTGTCGAACCCCGACGTCACCGTCAAGACGACCCTTGACCAGCAGGCGGCCGGGGAGCTCGCCCAGCGCTCGACGTTGACGCCCGCCTACACCCTGCAGCTCGTCCCCGGCGCGTGGACTCACCCGGCCGTGAGCTGCTGGTTGGGCGACACCATCACCCTGCGCATCCGCTCCGGGCGGCTCAACGTCAACACCACCGTCCGCGTGCTCGGCCTGACCTTCGACATCGACGACAGCGGCCAGGAACGCATCGCCCTCACCGTGGGTCGGGATCCGGTCACCCTCGCCAGCATCCTCGAGGACCAGGCCCAACTCATCGACGCACTCACCCGGAGGTAGTGCCATGACCCGCTACGGACCGCTCTGGCAACAAGGGGGCGCCTATCCCGCCGCCGTGGACCGGGGCCTGCTCTCCGCGCTGTGGCCGACTTCGGGCTCGACGGGCGCCGCTCCGTTCGTGGTCAACAACACCATGCAGGTGAGCATCCCTGCCGGTTCCGCCGCGGTGGCGCTGTCCGGCGGCGCCGCGACCGTGTTCTGCCGCTGGGACGCCGCCGAGCCCATCGCCTCCCCGGCCGCGCCGCCCGTGGGCCAGTCCCGCATCGACCTCATCGTCCTTCAGGTGCGCGACACCGCCCTCGACGCCGGCGCCAACAACGACTTCATCTTCCAATGCATCCCGGGCGTACCCTCGGCCGGCACCCCGGCCGTGCCCGCTGTCCCGAACAACGCCTACGCCATCTGCCAGTACACCGTGCCCGGAGGCGCCGCCAACCTCAACGGGGTCGCTATCACCGACCGTCGCACCAACGGACTTCTCGACAACCAGAGGGTCAAGGCGTGCATGGTGTCTCAGCAGGCCGCCCAAGCCCTGCCCTACGGGGGCGGCTTCATCGCCTTTGATCTGGTGAACCGGGACGACTTCGGCATGTGGGGTGGAACGAGCGTCGGCATCATCGCCCCGGTCCGGGGCTGGTACGCCCTCATGGCCGGGGTCCGCCACACCTCCAATGGTTCGGCTGGGTCGCGCAGCTTCCTCGACATCCAACTCAACCGCGCCTCGACCGCCGCCCGAGGCCCCTACGTCGAGACCACCGACACCCTGCTCTCGTGCAACGTCTCCACCGTCTACCCGATCGACGCAGGCACCCGCATCGAGACCTATATCAACATGTTCGCCGGGGGAGCGGTGCAGACCTCACCCTTTGGCACCCTGACCTTCATGGTCGCCGCCCTACTCGGCACCTTCTAAGGAGGACCCGTGAGCTTCGCCACCCAGTCCGCTCTGGCCAACGACTTCGACTTCCAAAAGCGCATGACCGCCTGCTGCAACCAGCAGGCCGACGTTTACAAAGACGACGCACGCCCCCAGTTCGTGGCCCTCGCCAAGTCCGTGCTGCGCGTCCAGGGTCCCATGCCGACGTTCTTCAACATGGGTGCAGCCTCGCCCGGCTTCGCGGACGACGTGGACAACGGCGACGGGACCATCGACTCGTCCCGGCTCACCGACATACAGCTACTCGCCTCCGTCCAAAACGACTGGCCCACCGTGGCCGATCTCTACTTCGACGCCTCGGGCGCCCCCATCACGTGAGCGACCGCGACGCCCTCTTCATGCTGTGCGACCGGGTCGCCGGGATGGCGCCCGCCGACATCCCGACGGGAACACGGCTACGACTCCAACAACTCAGCGTCCGCGTCAAGGCCACCCGCCAACGGTTGCAGACGCCCGCACCCCGCCACGAAGGGCAGGAGCCATGGGCGCGCCGCTGAGCCGTGTGTGGCTGCCGTCGCCGAACTTCTCGTCTCGAGGATCGAGCTCGCCCCGACTGCTGGTGCTGCACACCGCCGAGGGCGCCCGCAACTTCTACGAGCTCGGCGCCTACTTCGCCAACCCCGCCGTGTCGGCGTCGAGCCACGTCGGCATCGACGACACCCCCGGCGAGGTGGGCGAGTACGTACCCCGTGGCGACAAGGCGTGGACCCAGGCTTACGCCAACCCCTACAGCCTCGCGGCTGAGCTGTGCGCGTTCGCGGAATGGGACGCCGCCGAATGGGACCGCCATCGCGTCATGTTGACTAACACGGCCGCCTGGTTGGCCGAGGAATCGACCGCCACCGGTATCCCGCTCGTGGCTTTGTCAACATCGCAAGCGCAGAGCGGCGCCACGGGCGTCTGTCAACATGTTGACTTAGGCGCAGCCGGGGGAGGCCACTGGGACTGCGGCAACTCGTTCCCCATCGACCGGGTGCTCGCCATGGCGACGGGCGCCCCGACCCCCCAACACTCGGAGGACAACATGGCACTCACCGACGACGCGACGGGCGGGGTGTGGGTGGCCGACCCGACCGGCGCCGTGTTCACCTACGACGGCGCCCCCTACCTCGGCGGGTGCAACAACGACGACTACAACCCGCGGGGCTGGCCGTGCGTGGGGATCGCCACCTTCACCGACCGCTCGGGCCCGGGATACGTCCTCGTCCTCGACGCCGCTGTCGCCATGGAGGGTGACCGCTTCCGCCGCTACCGCTTCCCCAGGGACGGGTCGGCCAAGCGGTGAGCACCAAGCGAGAGACGCTGCTGATCCTCGCCGTGGTGCTGTTCGTCATCGCCGGTCTCGGGGGCCTGGCGGTGCGGACGTGGGACCACGCTGGCGCCATGGGGTGGTTCGGTCTTGCCAGCATGGTGCTGGCGTGGCTGTGATCATTGTCATTGCCTGGGTGACTCAAGACACTCTCACCGCGGTCGTGTCGCTCGTGGCGGCCGGCGTGGTCTACCTCGCCGTCGCCCTCGCCCGTCTGGCGCAGCGCGTCGCCAAGCTCGAAGGACGGGCCGAACGGGAGAACTCCATCCCTCGCCGCCGACCCGCGTCGATCCCGCCCGAGCTCCTTCCCGCAGACGACCCTGA